TACTTCTAATTTCTGCTGGCAAAAATGCGTTTTTGTTTTGTGCAGACAAAGCTGCATCAATGTTATTTATTAAACCTGAACGATCAAGGGGGATAGTGCCACCAGCGGTGTCTTGCGCTGCTTTGTAAAGTGCAGACGTTTCCGCTTGTTTAGCAGCGTCCATTGCAGAGATTTTGCCTACGTTAGCTTCACCTGCTTCTAGTAAATATGGGCTTCTCACATCCCCTGCACCACGCTGATTTAAAGCGTTAATCAAAGCTTGATTGTTTTGATTCTGCACGTTGCCAAGCGTTTGCAAGTTAGCGTCTTGCGAGTTCATTCCTGTTTTTGCTAAGTTTTGCTCAAGCGTAATCTGTCTTGGGTCAAGCGTTACCATGCCCTTTGTAGGCGTAGCACCCTCAATCATGCGGAAATCAAGCAATCGACGCATAGCGTCACCGCCTAAATCACCGCCTGTTTTCATAGCGTTTTGTACGTCAGCCCGCAAAGACTTTTGCACTTGCTCTGGCAAACGACTGAAATCTAGTCCAGATTGACCTAGTTTTAACGTGATAACTTGATCTACGTCTGCAATGCTAGGTTCTGGTTTAAATCGTTGGGTTGCACTTGAAAACAACGACTTTGCGCCACTTGCTGCTAATGGTGCAACCATGCCGCCAACAAGTGACGCACCTAGCTGTTGCAAAGGATCACCGCCAGTTTCACGAACAGAACCGCCGCCGTAGCCACTTCCAGCAGCAGCTAATGTTTGCAAACTAGGATTTGATGCTAATTGACCTGCTACGTTGCTAGTTACGCCTGTTGTAGCTTTTTGTACAGCAGACGCAGCGGGCATAAAACTACCCGCAGAAGCCATAGAACGGGCCACATCGCCCACAACTTCTTCACTTGGTAGTACGGTAGCCAATCCTGTTGGTCTGTCCATAACGGACGCTGAACGAGGCTTTGGCAATCCAAGCAAATCAGCTAATTTCTGTCCCATTGTTGACAGCGGCATGGGTTCTGGCCCACCCACCGCACCAGACATAGCCCCTACTGCTTGTCGCAATGGTTCTACTGGCATACCAAGGGTGTTAGCCGTACCTTCAATGCCATATCGTGCAGTAAGCCCTAATTGTCTAGGAGCGTCTTTAATTGCAGAAACAATGCTTTGACCCGCACTCATTTTAGGCGCAGGTTCTGGAGGCGTTGACGAATGAAATTTATTGGCTAGTTGCCACGCTTCGGCTTCGTCTTTAGCGTCAACCTCGTAGACTTCTTTACCAATTTTGACTTCAAATGTTCCGGCACTCATTATTGCCTCGGCGTTATTCTACGAACCGCACCCTTAGGTGGCTGTGCGCCACCTTGGGCATATTTTTGATTTAACTCAATAATGGTATTTAATGACTTAATGCGGGTTTGATAAGGAATATTTCCATTCGCTACGTCAGCAGCCGCTTGTCTATACAGCTTTACGTCAGCATCGCTTTGTGGGCCTTCCATCCTAGGTACGTTAGAAACCAACTGTGCGCCAATAATCCGTAATTGACCATCCGCAGCAGATTTGTTAGTTGGAATACCAGCCGCATCCGTTGCCATTGTTGCAAGGTTGCTTATTGCGCCAGAAGTTGCAGAAGGCAATATTGCTTGCGCTCGTTGCGCCAATTCAATCATTGACTGACCTTGTGCAACCTTTTTGTCCACTTCGGCAACCACAGGGCTGCCGCTAGCTGATTGCGCTGCAACCTGAGATTTAGGGACTAAGATTTTTTGTGCAGGGTTTTTTGGATCAGGAACAGTAACAAACTCAAACCCTGCCCTTGCTTGCTCTACTGCGCCCGCTTCTGCGCCTTTAAATTTAGCGTTTAGCTCTCTAGCTTGGTCAATTGGCATAGATGTAGGCTTCCCATCAATAATTACATTGACTGTGCCGGGTTCTGGTGGTGGCATTGCCTGTCTTGTTCCTGATGGCCCTTGAATAGTTGCGTTAGCTCCAAAAGATTGAGTTGCTTCTTTTTCAATCAATCCTTCAACAACTTTTCTATCTGGGCTGTCTATTGGCAGCGTGTCCCTCAAAGCCATTAATCTTTGGATTGGCAATTCATTTGCAGGTGGCATAATGCCTTCCATGACAATCTTTTCGCCGCCCTTGCCAATTTGAACGTAACGCAATTGTCCGTTAACCATTGCTGTAATAGGCGCACCAGACGGCATATTGACAACAGTACCGGGTGGGCGCATAGACATTCTAAAGTCTTGCAATGTGCCTTGGAAACCCTGCTTATCTCTTGCGTACTCGTATTCTTTAATAGTAGAAGGAGCTTTTTGCATATCTTCTAACATAAATTTAGCAGCAGGCGCAGAATAAGGATTGCCACCAGTAAGAATTTGAATAAGTCGTTGACGTTTTTCCGCATCACCTAATGGCATAGCTGGTATTGCTGCTCTACCGGGTGTCCCCGCTATTTCTACGTTGCCAGAAGCGGCAATGGGCAAGTTAGGATTGTCCTCAAAGTCTGCACCCATTGGTGTAAACGATGTGCCGGGGGTTGGTGCAATAGCAGGTTGTGCAGGCGTACCCTCAAGACTAGCAATTTGTTGTGCGGCATCGGTTTGCATACGTTTGCCAATTCCCGCCCTAGATTCGTCTGCTTTATCGCTTGCGGTCATGCCAGCGTACATTTGCAGCACTTTAGCCAAACCTTGCAACGGGCTAATGGGTGCTTGAAAACCTTGAAAACTATTAATTTCCATAGGCTGCAATGCTTGCTGCTGCATGATTTGCGCCATGCGTTCCCGTCTAGCAATAGATGACAGCTCTTTGTCATACGGGGTTGGCGTTCTAAATCCGCCTTGGGGTTGATTAAATACCATGATTAGCCCTGTTAATTAGTCACCGTACTGCATACCAGTTTGTGGCATAAAACCCTGTGGTGCTTGCGGCATTCCGCCTTGCAATTGCTTGTTACGCATATACATCTGCATCATTGCAGGGATGTCTTGCATAGGATTTTGCTGTTGCGGAGCTTGCATTTGCTGCATTTGCATACCTTGTTGCTCTTGTTGCTGCAAAGCTTTTGCCATGCGCTGTTGCGGGCTTAAATTAACGTATCGGTTCATTATAATTTCCCGTAGTTGACCATCATGTAACCGCTTGAGTGCGGAACAATTGCATCAGGCATTACTTTAGCAACTTCGTCTGCCATTACGCCACGTTCACGCCTGTCAAAAATATCATATTCGTAAATGCCAATGCCTGACGGGTGTTCGCCAATTCGCACAATGTTTGATTTTAAACGTCTGTCGGAAAAGTACATTGCGCCAGCCATTCCTAGCGATGCAAGTCCTTGCGTTGTTGCATTGTTTCCAGCTTGTTGTATTCCGTAATTTTGCATAGCAGCATTATTTGCAGCTTGTGTAGCGGCAAATGTCGGTGCGGGAGCTATGTTTGTGCCTTGGTATCCTGCAAATTGCGGAAGCTGAATCTGTGAGCCACCTAATAGACCAATAATCTCGTTCATTGGTTGACCTCTAAGAGTCAAGTCTTGAGCAAGTTGCTGTTGTTGTGCTTGGTTGCCAAACTGCGCTCTTGACAAGCCTTGTGAGAAGTCTTGACCTAAAGCTGTGTTGTATAGACCTGCTCGGTTCATTAACTCGCCAAAACCTTGCTGACGAGCGTTCATATCTAGCCCGATACCTTGCAAAGCAGCTTGACTATACAGGTCATTCTTGCTCATCTCACGGTTACGAAAAGCTGTGTTGTACGCTTGCGTTCCCGGTGCTAAACCTTGATTTGCAAGTGTTTGTGCAAATGATCTATCGCCAGCTTCAATGGTTGGGCTTAACCGCTGCAAGATTAAGTCTTGAGCAGTTGTGCCAGCATTAATTGGCATAGCAGCTAAATTGCTAGTGTCAATATCGCCTCTTGCTCGACCGTAATCAGCAAAACTTTTTTCAATATTTGTAGAGGTAGGCGTAAATGGCGTAGAAAGCATCGTGCGAGCATTACCGATGCCTGTTTCTGATAAACCAGCCATTGCACGTTGCACACGCATTTGTGCGTCTAACGTAGCTTGCGCTTCAGGGGTCAGCGTTTGTGTAACAGTAGGAATGCCGCCACCAGACATATATGCGTTACGGTCAGGTGCTGCGCCAGCGTTCGCTAACGCTCGTTGGTATGCTTGGTCATTAAAATAAGTTTCCCCGCTACCCGCCCAGCCACCGCCTTCGCCGCCATAGTAACCGTTATCAACTTCGTAAAATTGATCTCTGTTTACTTTAGCGTTGTATGCGGCTTGGTCAGCGTCATAACGTGCTTGGTCAAAAGTAGGGTCGCTATATGTAACCGTCTGTGTGCCAAATGGTGTATACATATTTGGGTTACTTAATTTTGCACTTTGTTGTGCGGAAATTAAGTTCTGTTGTCCCTGCTCTTTTGCAGCACCAACGTAGTCTGGTGTTGGTGGTGGACTAGCTGACTTACCCATAGCGTACCCCTAAGAATCGGCAATCGTTTCGTGCCAATGTCATAAATATAATGTCACCATTTGGTGAACCGTCTTTAATTCGTGCTTCTTCAGCAAAACCCATGTTCTGTACTAATTTTATGCTCTTTTGGTTATCTGTGACCACAGGGACAATGATTTTTTCTACATTTAAAACGTTAAACGGGTAGTCAAAAATAGCTTTTAAATACGCTTTTGTTAACCGTCCTTCAACCGCAATGTGACAAAAAACCGTTCGTTTGTTCCAGTTTTCGTAGATAACACCCGCAATTGTTTTAGCGTCTTTCTGTAAACCTATTGCGCTAGACTGTTTTGCAAAGTAGCTTCCGTCAATCTTTTGAGCGACCCAATTGCCAATCTCTGCGCCTTGGACTATATGCCAGCCCAGCCTGTCTGATAAACAATGTCCGTCGATGCCCACAATAACATTACCCCTTGTGAAGCAGATTTAAATTGTGTTGATCCGCAGTATCCAATACCAGTAATGCCTTGCCAGTTATTAGACACAATGGTTGCTGAACCCCATGTAGAGTCATCCCAAATGCCAGAATTCCATAGTCCAGCATTACTTGGCGAAAACTCTGCAGCGGCAGCTAAATCCTCAAGCTCAAAGTCTACGTTCATACCAATGTAGACCGTTGGATCACCATTGGTAAAAATAGACGGTCTAGCCCTTGTAAAGTACTTCTTTACGCCACGGGATTCAAAGTAATTAAACGCTTGAAATGCGTTTGTATTGATGTTTGCGCCATCGTCTGCGTAGCTATCGTCCCAAGCGTGTCCAACATAGCCGCTAGAACCAAAAAAAGGTTCATTGTCAAAGATTTCCCAACAGCTTGCATTCCAATTTGTAAAGTTACACCACGATTTAGTGACGTTGTTCATTACATACTGTTGTTGCAAACCTACGCCAAATGGGATATTTACCGTCAAAGCGTTGTGCTTTGGATCAAATATCATTTGCCAACCAAAGTTTTCACCGTGAGCTTGAGTAGCCCTTGTAAACGCACCTTGAATCTTGTCTGACAACGCTACCCTTGGGTCTAGTCTTGATGACTGTAGACTTGCAGCAAGTGGGTATACGCCGTTATAGGTCAAAGCTACAATGTCACCACCGTACTTAATCAAACAACGTTTACCTACGGGTTTACCTGTACGCCAGACACCAATTAGCGCCCATTTAGTGGCATCAGAGGGGTCTGTTCCTGCATAAACAATGACTTCCCCGTTTGACGTAATAAACACTAGGTTGTCATCTACGCCATAACCTGCGTCAATTGTCCATGTTCCAACAGCAACCAAGTGACCACCAAGTTGAGCTACTGCGCTCATGTCAATGTAATTAGCTGCCCCTTGAATCGAGAGGGTAGGCAAGTACCACGCCAATAAAGTGTCATTCTGCGTAAACCATACTTGGTTCTTAAACGTCGTAATGTTGCTAAACGTAGTGTCGGTAACGCCTGTAATGGTTGGATTTGACCATGTAGAGCCGTCATACAGCAATGGTCTATCTACCCCATTGACAGCGTACAAGTAGCCGCCAGCGGGGGTTGTGACGTTTGCATACTCCCATCTAGCGTTGCCTAGTCCTGTTTCAACAGGAGAACCAACAACACCGCTAGCAGTCACGTCATAGATTTCTGATCCAACACAAGCAAATAGTTCGTTCGTTGCACCAGACGAATAGCCCATTAGGGTTTCAACTTGACCCGGTAAGCCTGTTGCGTGTTTAGTAAAACCCGGTCTAAGGATGACGTTATTAACCGAGGGAAACAGGTTGGTAAGTTGAACAGCGTCCAACAAATCCATATTTGCTATCGAATCTCGTGCGTTCCATCCACCGACAGGAGAAGGTAAAGACGCAACTTTTGCTGCGTTTCTCTGAACTAAAGAGTTGACACCTCTGCGTGTAGCCATAGTTAGTTCGGGCCATATCCGGTGTCAGGAATGTTATCGTAGCCAATCAAAACCGTACCCGGTCTTGGAGCAAACGACAAGTTAGCAGCACTCATATCTTGACCCATTACGGTTTCAAGCTCAGTTAAGAAGTTTCTATACATTGCTGTTGTATCGAATCCTTTAGCCTCAAAATACTTCAGTTTTGTCATCAAAACCATGACACGGTCAGGATAAATACATCTATCGGAATCGTTAGTAAACGAGTTCTTTGGATTGCCGTTAGAATCTTCTGCCCACGCTTGTGAACGGTATTCGTAACCTAGTAGCTCATTGGTTGAAACGCCGGGCCATATCTGGAAGAAGTCACCCAACAAACGCCACCGGATGCGAGGCCCTGTCGAGATATACCCCGAAAGTAACCATTCCCATTGCTGTGCGTCCGTTGGGCCTAACATCTCCCATCTTTTCGATTTATCCCAATGTGTACGAGGAACAGACGCATCGTAGTCAGCGGGTAGCGGATACTTTACTTTCATGAACGACAAATCAGTACCCACATAATTTCCTGTGGATGGTTGATTAACCGTTACTTGCGTTGGTGAGTCTACGCTAACAATGTATGTAGCGTTACCAAGACCGTTACCAGAAACTTGATACGTTGTGTCAAGTCCTGCGGTGCTTGGGATATTTGTAATTGTGTATGTATCAAGAGCAACGTCACCAGTAGTGTTGGTAAACGTAGTCGTAAACAAATGCTGCTTGGTTATTCTGCGCCAATCGTGCTTTTTAAGCAATTCATAACCCGATGCGTTCATCAGAGCTAGGATTTGAATAACGTCCTGATTGGTGTTACCCGCTACGTTAGCAGGGGTAGACACGCCTAACTCATTTGTCACCTGAGTGACTAATTGCAGCATCGTTGATGACATTTATTCCTCTTTCTTTGGTCTACCAACCTTCTTTTCAGCCATAAAAGCAGAGAGCTGCTCTTTAAGTTCAGCTAACTCTTGCTTTGTTTTTTCCATCTCTACTTGGCTGTCAGACTGATTTTTGTTCATTAAATACGCTCTTGCACGTTCACGCAAACCCGCTGCGCCCATGCCTACCTTTTGAAGCTGCATATCCGAAGCTGTTGCTACTTGCTCAACGGTCTGAAACTTCAAAATGCTTAATTCTTCCATCTGCATTTGATTTAACTCAGCAGGTCTAGCGATGTGCCATTCTTTTAGTGGTGTACCAATTACGTCTGCATTGCTGTTTTGCATTTGATAGTGCAACCATTGGCGGGGAAACCGCTGCTTGTGGCTTTCACGCACAGGTTGCTCAACAACATTAGTCTTATCGCCCGGCACTACGATTCGCACAAAAGGCACATCTTGGTACGGTTTCTGCACATCCGAGCTTGGATGCTCAAAAGTGTAGAACTCTACATATAATTGTGAATCTGCATTACGAATATCGCTATCTAGTCCCAAAATCCTCTCCCGTAGATTTAAAAAAAGGGGGAAGGTTTCCCAACCCCCTGTACTATTTTACACCGATGCTTTGCTGAACCAAGCAAAATCACCAGAAACTAGCGCATAAGCGGGGCTTGTGTAAGCTCCACCTGTCGCAGTAACTAGGAATGTTGTTGGACTAACGGTACAAACAGCGGTTGACGCTGGAATGGATGCGTTAGCTTTTGCAAAAACATAAAGCAGACCATCTGAACCAAACGCTTGCAAACCCAACGGGCCTTCTGTTGGAATAGCAACACCAGCAGAATTAAGGTTAGTGTTAGCGGTTGAACCAATGGTTGTGCCAATAATTGGCGATACTGAATAAGCCATGATTTTTCCTTTAAGCGATCAAAACGCCGTTGAACTGAGGGCCAGAGGACGTGAGGTTGCCGGCCCAGCCAATCAGTTTAACAATTGCGTCTTGGTTGACAGCTTGACGCTCTCCACCGATTGGCACAAAGTTACGATCAACGTGAGGACGGAACATCATGTACTTGGTGTTCAAGAAGAACATATGGTTTGCAGTTGCATCGTTACCGATACCACCGTCAAGAACCACATCAGAAGCCATACCAGCACCGTAATACTTAAGTGATGCAAAACCAGCACCTACGTTGGAGTTGCCACCGTCAGTAATACGCTGAATAGCTTGCAACGACTGAAGATACAGGCTGTAGTAGTTGTTGTCGCAAACGATCAGATCAGGCTTGTCTGTTCCACGAATCAACTGAACGGCAACCGAATCCATGTATTTTTGGATATTGGAAGCTGAAACAGCACCACCGTTTGCAGCACCTGAGAATGACACGGAACGCCAGAACGACCAAGTAGCACGATTGATGCCGCCGTATGTGCCTGTTGAAGGCGCATCAGGGACAGCCGCAGCCAAACCTGTGATGTTTTTACCTGAGTTGCCAGTACCGTCACCGTAAATGTCTTGCGAAATGCGGTTAGCCAACTGAGCCTCAGCCACTTGCATACGACCATCAAGCAAGTCGATGATTGCTTCTTTGCCGCTGTTCTGGATCATTTCCAAACCAGAAATCGACACAGCAGCAGCGTACTGAGTGATAGAGAATTGAGCAGCCGAAATTGGGCTGTTCTGCGACACGTTCAACACTTCGTAACCCGAATAGGAGTTAGTGTTGTCGGTAGCTGCATCGGTATACATAATTTCTTGCAAAATTACGTTACCACCAGAAAATGTCTTTACGTTGCCACGTTCTTTAAGGCGGCGCAGCAAAGCGTTGTTGTTTGTTACGTTGTCAGCAAGCTCACCACTACGGCTTTGAATGTTAGTCGCAATGATGTCGCTGATCGAGCTATTGGCAAATGCCATAGTAATCTCCGATTAGGTTGTCAAAAGCGTTCATTTAGTCCGTCAAATGCTTCGGCTAATAATGAACGTCTGTCTTGCGCTTTGGCTGCCGTGTTCACTCCGGGTGTAGAGCTTTTTACGCTGACCGCTGCCGCCCGAGCAGCTTTCGCTGCTTTGTTAGCTGAATCTCGTTTTGCTGCCTCAGTTTGAGCTTGTGTGCTTTGCTGTAGCTTGCTAGACAGAGCTTCATCTAGGCGTAATGCTTTGTTATACGCTTCGTCCAAGTTTTGAGCCATTCCTGAATTTAGGAGTTGGATCATTGTTGGTCTAGCTTCTTCAAAAAACTCAGCTTTCTGAGAAAAAGCACTAATTTCGCCCAAAAGAGCTTGGTTTTGTGCTGCTTCTTGCTGCTGTTTCCATGACATTACTTCATTACGGACGTTATATAGTTCGTTTTGAAGCATTGACACAGTAGGGTCAACAGGCTGTTGTTGCAGATTGTTGATTTCCCCTAAATTTACACCATATTGCTGCGAAAGTGTAGCAAACATCTGTGCTTTTTGCTGTGCAGAGCCATGACGCAAGACATTATCTGCGTCCATGAGTGCCTTAATCGCTTGCGTAGGTTCAATACCTAGCGACTTAATGTTGTTTTGATACGGTTCAATAGCTTGTTGGATTTGGTCTGCAAACTGAGCTTTAGTAAGTAAAGGTTCTACACCTTTCTTCATTTCTTCTTCACGTTGCCAAGCGTATTCTTTCAATCTTGGGTCAGCGGTTTGCCAAACTTCGTGATAATCCTTCTTCCACGATGCTGGTGGACGCTCCCAAACTGCGGGTTCTGGCGCTGGTTCTGATTGCACAGTTTCAGCGGGTATTGCCTCTACTTGCGGTTGTGCATCGTCAAACTGCTGAGATAGTAGCTCTCTACGGTCTGGTTGCCCAACATTGTCAGCTTCGCTCATTCTTACTCCCTCAAGTATATTTTCTGCGTAATTGCGTCAAAATCTTTTGCGCTTCTTTGTGTGTCATGTTGCCTAATTGTTGGCGCAACACCTCCCTGCGGTTGTCCTGAGAGATAGGCGCATATCTTGTTTCCATCTTCTCGTTACCAACCTCAATACAACCGTGTGCGTTCAAATGCTCACGATGTCTTGATCTACTTGTAATTAATGACCCGTCAATCATCGACTGATAGGGCTGAATGTCAGGCATCACGAACGGGCCATACAGCTTGTCCAAATGCTCGTCTGAACCCTTCTCGACCAATTTTCCATCAACATAAACAAAAGTCTTTCTCATAGCAGAGCTAAAACCTCCTCATCGTCCATTTCAATGTATGCGTCATAGATTTGCTGAACCCTCACCAAATCAGCCATCAACGCATCAAAGTCAACGGTATTAATAAAATCTATCGACTTTAGATTGCTTATTGTAGCTTGCTTAATGAATGGTGCAGCAATTTCTTCTGCAACTAATGGTTTACCCTCAATGATGTGTTCAAACAGCGCAATGACTTCTTCTCTGCGTTTCTTCTGTTTGTCAGCTTCTTTCTTGCGCCGTTTCGGGCCACCATCGTGCATATCCATCACGATAATTGGAGCAACCTGCACAACGCCTGTAAATGCGCCTAAGTCGTTCTCGTCCGTAGCGTTGAGTACGCCAGTAACGGTTAGCGTTTGAAACGCATTAGGCTGAAACGCATTAAGCTGGAACGCTGCTGTCATGCGACTACCCAGACGCTACCTGTTGGGACGGTTACTGTGATGCCTGACGATATGCTGATTGGCCCTGCACTCAAAGCATTACTACCGCTAGGAATTGAGTAACTTGCAGCTACAGTTGCGCTATTGACCATCAATCCGTTAGACGCACTTAATTGTGGTGCGGTCAGCGTATTTAGCGTTGGGTCATAATTAAAGTCAGCTTCGTTAGCTAGTGCGCTAGTTCCGTTACCGTATGGAACTCGGTTAGCAGTCAAGCTAGTCAGTCCTGTACCACCGTTAGCAACGGGTAAAGTATTCGTAACTTGCGTAGTTAAGGATACGCCACTTAGCGTACCACCAAGGGTTAAATCACCTGTACTTGTGACCGTTCCAGTTAAAGTAATTCCGTTAACTGTGCCTGTGCCACTTACGCTTGTGACCGTACCCGTAGTGGGGGTAGCCCATGTTGGTGTGTTACCAGTACCTGCGGAGGTTAAGACTTGACCGTTTGTGCCTTGTGAACCATCAAAAGACGTTGTGCCTGTTAAATCTAGGTTTACAGTATGCAATGTTCTACCGAAAAACCCGTCACGCCAGTTTCTACCGTTTGTGCCAATGTCTTTAGCGTTGTTAGCGTTTGGTTCTAAATCAGAGAGGATTCTAGCCCTTACGTCTAGTGTATCTGTATTAGAAAAACCTAATGTAGAGTTATTGTTAACAGTTAAACTTTCCGCTGTTAGCGCATTTACGCCTGTGACGCTGCCTGTGTCACCAATGATGACTAAGCTGTTTTGTATGAGCTTGCCTGTGGTGGTGTCATATCTAGCTACTGCGTTATCCGTTGCGGAGGCTGGCCCAACCACATCACCACCCAATGACGGGCTAGTGTTAGCAATCGTAAAGTTAGGGTAAGTGCCGCTAGTGCTAATCCCTGTGCCAGCAGTTAAGACTACCGTTTGGTCTGGTGCTGTGTTATTGATTGTGAAGTTGGGATACGTTCCCGTCACATCAATGGCTGTACCGTCTGTTAAAGCTACCGTTTGATCTGGTGCTGAGTTTGTGATTACTCCTGTGCCGCTGTCGTAGCTAATACCCGTACCTGCGCTTACTGATGCTCTTGCTCTTGCAGTCGTAAAGTACTCGTTAGTGCCTTCAGCTACATCAGTAGTCGTAAGAACTACCGTACCTGTCTGACCGTTTACGCTGGTCACTTGGTCTGTGTTATCGACCTTTTGCCAAGCTGTACCGTTATAGACAGCCCAATCGCCTACCTTCCAATCCGTTACGCCATCAAGGTTAGTAGACCCTGCTACCGATACAACGTAGTAGTAGCCTTTAACACCGACACCTGACGCAAGGGTAGGAGTGTTAGTTGACGCATTCCAAGTACCTTGATAGCTTAACGCCCCCAATACAGCCGCTGGAAGCTCAGAAACAGGTACTTTTCCGCCAGCGTCAAGGGAAGCTACACCGTTAGCAACGCCTACGTCTTTCTCTGCTGCTGTACCTAGACCGATAATAGTGTGGTCAGCGTTCCAATTACTAGGACGTACTAAGCTCGTATCCGCTGAGTCTGGAACAGCACTTACAAATGGGTGTTTGACTGTTACGGTCATTGGTTGCCTCTAATAATTGTGCCTGATGTGATGTCAACGCTCTGACTAGCAACAATGTCCACAGTATTCAGTATCAAATCCGCAGCGGTAAGCCCTACAGAGCCATCCATGATGACGGAGCTATCAGACTTAAGGATGCGAAAAAAACTCGCTGTACCTGATGCTGATGCGTTTGCAGGGGTTACTGCGCCAAGAGTCAATGTGCCGTTTGTATCCGTACCAAACACCCCTGCAATTGGCATACTGACTAAAAGAACTTGCGTAGTAATCGCTGTATTAGCATTTGCAGGTTGTGTACCGCTGTAGATATTAAATAACGAATTTGTGCCAGCATAGGTGATTAACCCCTCATTTTGAGCGTGTCTTGTAGCATTTGAGTATTCGAGTGTCATTGGACAACCTCAACTCCTGCTGCTTTACCGTCTGCGCCTCTAATAATCCTCTTAGGTGCAGCAAGCATTTGCATCACGCCATTTAGACGGTTAGACGTTTCGCCCTGCATATTAGCCATTTGGTTCTGCATTTCAGCCATACGGTTAATAGCTTGAGCTACGTTATCGCCAAGTTCAGCAACGATGTGTCTGCTTGCAGCTTCTTGAGCTTCCAAGAGAGGCAAATCAAGACCCGGATTAGCACCAATTCTAGCGACCATAATCTTAGTAGACGCTTCAAGCTCTGATTTCCAACGCTCGTAACGCTCTTTCATCTCAAGTTCTTGCTGTTTAATCGCAATTTCGTACTGTTGCTTCTGTTGCTCAAGCTGTGCAGTATTTTGAGCTTTAAACTGCTCAATCTGCATATCAGTCTGCGCTCTCATTTGGTCAGCTTGTTGCTGCATTTGCAATTTGACCGTTTCGGGATCAGGTTGCGGAGGCTGTTGTGACGCTTGCATTTGCTTCTGCTTCATTTGTTCCATAGCTTGGTCAATAGTCCCCTCAATGGACGTAGCTTGCTTGTACGCAGACATACCAAACTTGACCATATCGACCAACATCGGGACTAACTCAGGTGCTTGCTGACCCATTGGGAGAGCTTGCGACAAGAATCCACCCATAGCTTGCAAGAACTCAACACGGTCACGCTTGTTCTGGTTCTCATCAATCTGAACCAAGCTATCCGCAGCGACTTGGATGCGGAACGTGCGTAATACGTTGTCTTTAATAAGCTCAAGTGCTTGCGGTACAAGCTGCTTGTCTGCTTCTGACATCTGTTCAGCAGCGGAGTAAGCAAGAATCGTCTGCGGTTGGAACTTAGAGCAGATAATCTGTGCTTTAAGCTGAATTAACGCTGTGGCGAAAAGTGCAACGTCCTCTTGCATGGAGCGAAGTCGTAGACCTGCGTACTGTCCTTTGATTTGTTGAGCTGTCGCTGTTTCGCTTGCCGCTGTTTGACCACGAACAATATCCGAAATACCTGTGATTTCATAGATTTGCCCCTTAATCTCGTCCCTAGCTCTGTAGCATTGCAGCAAAGCGTTAGAAATTTGGTCAATAGGAAGGATGTCGATAGAACCCTTCAAGCCACCCTTTTCAGAGAAGCCCATCCACTTATCCACAGGTATCAACGTGTTGTTGTCACCCTCAGTAAGCAGACGTTGCAAAGCGGGTTGTGACGCATCGTAGACACCACGAATACGCAAAGCCTTAACCAAACCATCAATGCGGTCTGTTAGGATGTCTAGCTCTACCGCTTGGTCTTGATACAGCACAAAGTCAGCAACAGGAACTAACGTGTCGCTAGTCATCGTTGCGTACAAAGGCTTGGCACAAGGAAAGAAGTTTTCAAGTCCTAGCGGGTCATCACGCTCGTCAATGATGCGTCCTGATGTCTTGCTAAACCAGTAGACTTTCTCAGTTTCCAAGTCCCAAAGCTCACAAATCTTAGCTCTAGTGAAGTCACGGTTGTTTTGACCGTATTGCTTGTTGGATTCAGGGCCAGCGTCCAAAGGAATCTTGCTGCCAACTTCCTCACCAAAGCGGTCAATCAGAGCTTCACGGGTCATGTACACCCAACGCCATACTTGAGTCACTTCTTCCCAAGTCCTAGCTACAGAGTGTCCAAAGTCCTTCCAATGAACGTAATCTGTGGGGGCGCACTCGTACTCAATCTGCTCTTGTGGTTCAGCTTCCATACCCGCTGTACCGTCAAGCGTATCGCCTTGATTACCTGCACCAACACCAGTTTCTTTGTCAACGTCCTCAGTTACCTGATACCCGTCCTCTGGCATATCCTGTGCGACAACGTGCGGTTCATAGCGTACCCATGCGACACCACGACCACCGAGGAATCTATCCTCAACAGCGTTACGCATAGCACTACGGAAATCTGAGTAATGCTCAATCTCGAAATCTAGCGCACGTTCAATGATATTGGAAGCAACTCGTCCAACAGGGTCATTGTCACCGTAGCGTCTAACAACTGACGCTTTTGGCAACCTTGCGTACACAGCAGGAATGAGGGTCTGCACGTTTGACCACAAAATATTAAACTTTGCGGTTTCGTTTGTGTTCTGATTGCGGTTGTCATCACGATAACGCTTAACAATCTTAGTTGTGCGACCTTCCCACTTCTTGAACTCATTGTCGTATTGAGCAATGATATTCAGATACTTCTGAATGCCTGTTAGAGCTTCCATTTAGAACCTCTTAGCTGAAGATACCAACTGCAATGACTTGAACGCCTGCGCCTGTGGTGACTTTCCATCCAGAGGTCAATGATGCCATGTTCATAGGAAGAACAAAAACGCCAATGCCTGTAGCTACGTTAGCAGGAACGACAACGATGTTAGTCACACCGTCAGTCAAGCTCACGCCAGAAGTCAATGCAGTATTGACGGTAACAATCAAGCTATGCAAGTAGTCACCTGCTGCGCCAGAACCACCTAGCACTTGAAGGGATTGACCTGCTGCGACTGTTTCGTATTGGTAACCATAATCACGTTGTACACCACTCATAATCGACTGCTCCGGTTAGTTTTGTGGGTTGCCCACATATCGTTTAATGTAACTGTGTTTTCTGAGCCAACCATCAGCGGTTTTACGACATCAGGTGCTTTCACTTTAGGTTCTAACCTCCAAGCTACAGCCATCATTCGGAAAGCGTCACTAGGATGGGATGTCCAATCATGTCTTGGACTACTCCTAAACGCTTTCTTATCCTCATCGTACTCACGCTGGTATTGCCTCAGAGCCTCAAGTCCATCCGAGCATTTAGTCTTGTCGAACCAACACATAGGAAGGCATTGCCGTACCGCTTGAATCCCATCTTGGACACCAATATCAGGAACAATCGTCATGTTATTGATGCCTAAGTATTCAGCTAATTGCTCAATCACAGATTTACCCTGTGCTGCTAGAGTTTTAGCTCTTGCATCATGCGGAAGATTGTGTTTTCCGTATTTATAGGGCTTTTCTTTGATTATTTTAGCAATTTCTCCAATATTAGCACCAGAAATCGCATAAAAGTCGATTAAATGTATCTCGTTACGCACGACTTGATACCACCAGATTGCGGTGTCATCACGGTATCCTAAGTCCCAAGCTGTGTGAACAGGTAAGTGAGGGTCATAAGCTACGTTAGTAACCCGTCCCTCATCCTCTGCAAGTCTAAGGTCTACACCGTAATACGCCCCCAAAATAGCAGCTTCAAATGAGCATTCGTACTCTTGTAGGTATTGATCTTCGCTAATCTGCGCTCTTGCAGCACTTAGCTCTGTGCTTGGTAACAGTCCTGATTCTGACGCTGTGAGCTTTAGACAAAACCATTCACCATCGCTTTTGTTAGCTTGGTCATAGATTTGCCAAAACTGGTTCTTGCCCTTTGGTGTGCCAGCAAACACAGCCCAACCCTGTTTGTCAGATAAAGTTGGTCTAATGACGTTACCCCATACGCTAGGTCTAAAGTCCCCGTATTCATCCATAAATACGCCTGAGAAGCCTAACCCTCGCATTGCGTCAGCGTTGTCTGCACCAAATAGGCGTATCTTTGCACCCGTCACTAGCTCAACGGTTAATTCTGCTTCGTTTGATGATTTGAGTACAGGCGCAGCAAAGTGCTTGAGGTAGTCCCAAGCAACAGACTTAGCCTGGCTTCTGTACGGTGCTATGTACGCATATAGCGGATATTGGTCTTTACTCATCAGCGCAGCACGAACAATGTCGTTTATAGCTGCGACTGTTTTCCCCGCCCTTCTGTGGGCCACCAAGCAAGCCCAGCGTTCTGTTCTATTGTGGAACGGGCTAAAGGCTTTGCGAGGTGTGTACGGAAGCGTTACTTCTCGTCTTGCCACTTGACCACCAGTTCGATTGGGCCATTGTCTGCGCCAACGTGTTCTTGTCTTGCTAGTTTAGGAACATGGTACTCAGCGACAGCCATGAAGCAATCAAACGCTTGTTTCG